TAACAAGACAGACCCGGTGGGCGTATTAAATGCCCTGCAGCTGCCAAACGTAATGGACAGCACACCGACAGCCGGAAGCAACAAGCCGGTCACATCATCCGGCATAAAAGCAGCAATAGACGCCAACGGGCAAGACATAAGCGAACTGCAGAGCGACGTGGAGACCGTGCAAGGCAATATTAACGACATAGAAACCGCACTGGCTGGAAAACAGGACGCGCTGACCTTTGACAATGCTCCAACATCAGGAAGCGACAACCCGGCGAAATCCGGCGGAATTAAAAGCGCAATCGATACAGCCGAAAGCAACGCGAAAGAATGGGCGACAACAACTTATTTTGGAACCACATCCGAAACCGGAATTATAGACATCACAGTGCCAGGCTTGACCGCGCTCCGGCAGGGCATGAAATTAGATTTAATCTGCCCGCAGGTTGACGACGTAAGCGCAAACGGCTTGCAATTAAGAATTAACAACACATTAAGCGCGGAGATCAAAGTATTAAAAAATAATTCCTTACAATCAATTATAAATCACACCGGGCGCTGGGAAGAGGCCGCCACATCATCCACAAGAGTGTGCGACGCAAATACGCACCTTGACCTTGTATACAACGGCACACAATGGCAGATAATGGGAAATCCTATTTTATGCTCATATTTTACTTCAAATGACGGCACCGAGGCAAACCAAAGAAATAATTATTTAGTGTATGCAGACGGCCTTATACATCAGTGGGGGACTATGAACAACGGCTCTACTTCGCGAGATATAAAGAAAACTGTTAATTTATTAATTACGTATACAGTTTCCGGATATATGACAAACTTTACACCGGTAGCTCCTGCTGATCAACAATATTACGTGGGCAGTATCGGAATCAAAGCACAGACGGTTAACTCGTTTGAATTAGATTTTTACGGCACAGGATCAACCGACATGAGCCGCTGGCTAAAGTGGGAAGCACTGGGAATTTAAAAGGCGGGGCAAATTGAGCATAACGGGGATTATATCAATTAGCATAACAGTGGCCGGCTTCATCGGCGGAATAATTGCAACAGTAGCAAAGCTGGCTCACCAAACGGGGCGGACTATGGAACGAGTGGAAACCAACGAGAAGCGCGACGAAGAAGAACGCGCTAAGACCAGCGCGAAGTTTGCCGAATTGTACAAGAGAATAAGCTGCACCGAGAGCGACGTCAACGCGCTACAAACAAATGTTAACAACATCATGGGCACGTGTACCCGGATAGAAAACAAACTCGACAGAATAATAGAGAGGGCGTCAAATTGAGAATAGAAAAGGACTATCTGACAATTAACCCATACAGCAGACCGGGGCGCAAATTGAGCGGGCTCCTTGGTGTAGTAATGCACTGGACAGCGAACCCAAGAGCCGACGCAAAAGCAAACCGCAATTATTTTGAAGCGCGAAAGGACGGGCGCAACGGGTACGGCTCAGCGCACTACATCGTCGGAACCGACGGCGGAATTATTCAGGCAATCCCGGAAAACGAGGTGGCTTACCATTGCGGAAGCAGTCAACCGGATCCAGCAAGCGGGAAACTTTACACCGACGAAGCACGCGGAAGGTTTGGACCATACGCAAGCGAGAACAATAGCCCGAATAATTGCACAATCGGAATTGAGCTCTGTCCGACAGACAGCGCCGGCAATTTTTCCGACGCGACAATAGAGGCAGCCGCCGAATTATGCGCCGACATCTGCAGAAGGTACGCGCTGCCGGTAAACGTAATTACAACGCACCACAACGTGGTCGGCTGGAAGAATTGCCCGAAACTATGGACGGAAAGGCCGTATTTATTTGAGGCTTTCAAAATGACAGTGGCGGACAAAATACAACGAGGCTAAACGATGGAAAACGAAAAAAAAGAAAACGAAACGAACGAAAAGGAAACAAAAGGAATTAAAGCAAAAGGCGCGAGCTTATGGGGACAAATTGCCGCCGCCGTTTGGATAGGAGGCTGGAACGCCGCCCAGTTCATCAAGGCAATAATTGAAGGCGTGCCAATTAATCCTTTGACGATTATTTTAAGCGGGCTGGCAATCGCGGCATGTTTTACGCCGGTATATTTTAACCTGCTTATGGACAAAGTAAAGGAAATTAAGCTGGGGGGCGTAAATGAATAACTTTATTTATTTAATCGGCTATCTAGGTGCCATTATTGCGGTGGCTGTAATAATCGGTTTTATTTGCGTAACAATTCAGCGCACAATTAAAGCAAGGGAGGAGAAAAAAGAAATTGAAGAAGCAGAGACGGCTGCAAACATCACCACAGAAGCAAACGAGACTAAAGCGGGCGCTCGTACTGGTGACCATGAGCGCGATTTTAATTTTATGGCTAATAAGCTGCACGACATCGCGAATAAACAGACCAGCACCGAGAACAACTCCGCCGGATCCATACAACGCGGCCGGCGAATTGGTAATTAAGTTCCTGCCAAAGGGCGAAACGTACACAGCCACAGACGGGGACGCGGTAATATTGCCATATTGGTACTGGGAAAAAGTCTTTGATTATATCATAGACACGCAGGCAGCACAGGAAATTAACGCGCTGAAATAAGCGCATAAAATGACTATAGAATTATTCAGGAGAAATAAAGCATTATGAAGAAATGGGGAATTATTGGCGCCGTATTTTTTGCGGTAGCCGTAGCCTTCGGCTATTTCTTTAAGTTCGACGGTTCAATTATTATCAGCCTGGCAAGCGCCGCCTTTGGCTTTACCGCTATTGTAATTAGCGCTGTAAATTACGGAAAGGAAAAGGGCGTGAAAACATGGGTCACAGTATTAATAATTGTATTAGCAGCAGTGGGCGGCGTATTGTGCTGTATTGGCGGACTCAATCAAAGTATTTTTGCAGAAATCAGCGGTGCAGCTTTGGCGCTTTTAGCCGTAGTCTTTGGATTGATTTATAATAAAAAAACAGAGAGCTAAAAACCACACAGAAACGGGCTTTTATTATTTTTAATAAAGGCTCGTTTTTTTTATGCAAAAAACACGTAGTTTTATGACTATAAGGAAAGCGGAGCGCGACGCGTAAAACATGGCGCAATTCTATTTTATTTCCAATGCCGGGGTGCCGGCGTAAATAATCACACGTAAGGGGACAAAATGAAAAGAGAAGAACTGGAAGCAGCAGGACTGACCGCCGAACAAATCGAGCTGGTCATGAAGAAGAACGGCGAGGACATCAACCGCGAAAAATCAAAGTTTGCGGATTATGACGAAATCAAGAGCCAGCTTGAAAAAGCAAACGCCACTCTGGAAAAAATGAAGGACTACGACGCCGTCAAGGCCGACGTCCAGAAATACCAGCAGGAGGCAGAAAAGGCCAAAGCCGACGCAGCCGCCAAGGTTCAGCAGTTAACACTGCAGGCAAAAATTAAGGATTTTACCGGAAGCAAGAAGTTTGTAAACGACCTTACACGCGACGCAATCAACGCACAGCTTGAAAGCGCATTAAACGACGAAGCGAATAAGGGAAAGTCTATTGACGAATTGTTTAAGACTTTGACCGACGGAAAAACCGACATTTTGAAGGAAGAAGGGGCTCCCACACCACCAAAGGTGCCTGAAATGGGCAAAGGCGGCGGTGTAGACGACGACGCGCAGGCGCGTGCAGTAATGGGACTGCCACCAAAAAAAGCAAATTAAGCGAGGTTAAAAAATGGCTAACTCAATCGCAAAGTTCAAAAAGTACGTAGACCTTTTGGACGAAGTTTACCAGAACGAGTCAAAGACAGCCGTCCTGGAATCAGACGCAACACTGGCAAGAGCCGGCGCAAATGCAAACGAAATTATCATCCCTAAGCTCAGCATGGACGGCTTGGGAGATTATGACAGAAACTCCGGTTATGTAGACGGAAGCGCTACAATGACAAACGAAACCGTGCAGTTTAACTATGATCGCGGCCGTAAGTTCAGCATTGACAACATGGACAACGAAGAAACAGCAGGGCTGGCCTTCGGAAAATTGTCAAGCGAATTTATCCGTACTAAAGTAGTTCCAGAACAGGACGCTTTCAGATTTGCAAAATATGCAACAGAAGCAGCAACAAAAGTGGGCGCTACACTTTCAGCCGGTACCGACGTTTTAGCAGCATTGCAGGCAGCAGTGGCAGCAATGGACGACGCACAGGTCTCAGAAGAAAACAGATATTTATTTATTACACCAGCCCTCCTGATTGCAGCGCAGAACGTAGACACAAGCAAGTCCCGCGAAATCCTGGGCAGCTTTGCCGACATTATCAAGGTACCACAGGCACGCTTCTACACAGCTATTGACCTTAAAGACGGAACATCGAGCGGCGAAACAGCCGGCGGCTATGCAAAGGCAAGCGGCGGTGCAGATATTAACTTTATGATCGTGGAAAAATCTGCCGTAATGCAGTACACAAAGCACCGCGTTGACAAGGCAATCTCACCAGAGGACAACCAGGACGCTGACGCATGGATTTTTAACTTCCGCGAATACGGTCTCGCAGACGTATACGAAAACAAGACAGCCGGTATTTATTGCCATTATAAGGCTACAACATAAGAGGCGCGTGAATGAGAACAGTGGGCTTTAAACCGATTAAGGTCAAAAAGACCGAAAGCGGAAACGCAGAAGGCGGAAACAAAGACCAGCAGGGCGGAAAAGAACCTGCACAGAAATAGAGCGAGGCGGGAAAAATGGCACAATTTGACAACGTAACATACACACATTATAGCGATGATATGGGGCGCCATATTGTGCCTGACGCCGACGCTTTCGACGCGTACAAATTAGAGATTGTATTATTTTGCAAGGGGCTGTTAAACGACGGCCTTATTAAGGAACGGGAACCGGGCGGAATTGACGACGCCTGCTGCATGATGATTGAGGAAGCATATAGCGAAGCACAGACAGAGGCAGGCACAGGTTCAGCCGGAGGCGCTGGCGGATTAATCGCTTCGGAATCTATAGGTGGTTACAGCTACACCAAGAGCACCAAGGCC